TAAATTGCCGTTTATCTCATTAACTTGTTAAAAAAGGCCTTATTGGCCTTTATTTTTTGAAAAGAAAGGAAGAAAAAAATGGACAAAGACAAATTAATATTAAAGGATGGATCTGAAATAGCCCTTGAAACCGGCGCAAACCTGGGCAGCCTTACTGTCATGTCAGCAGATAAGGCCGAAATGTTGGACACCTGGGGGAAGCTGACGGAAGATAATTTAATGGAAGTATGCATTAAGAACAGTGCAGGCCTGGCAGTAGGGAGGTACAAAGCCCTTGCCCTGGTTTCCGAAACATCAATTGTGCAGCAGGATGGCACAGTACATACAGTCTTCCGGTTGAGGGAAAAGGATACACTGGAAAAACGTATGGATGCGGTGGAAGCTTCCCAGGCCGTACAGGATGAAACGATAGAAGGCCTGTCGGATGAACTGACTAACACACAGCTTGGGCTTGCAGAAGCCTACGAATTGGCAGGGGGTGGGAACTGATGGGGATGGTAAAAGTATATGCGGATCTAATCCGGAAAGGGAAGAAGGCACTTGGTGATGTGCCGCAAAAGCTACAGAAGGAAGTCAAGGCGCTTTTAGCAGGAGGCAAAAAATGATCCTGCTGGAAGCCCTTCTTTATTTAATTTTAGGGAAGGGGGTGTATGATATGGCAATTGTGTATGCGCTGCTGATAATCAAGGGCAAAAAAGATTTTGCGGACGTGCCGGCAAAGCTGAAAGGCCAGGTCAGGGAAGTGCTCGCTGATATGGAAGTGCCTGAACTGGCTGCAGAGTGATTTTGAAGGGAAAACAACCAATTTATCAAAGCCGTACGTTGAAGGACCCATATGACGCTTATATTGCGCTGTATGGGTACTTTTTGTGCGCAGAAAGGACGAAAAATGAAGACAAAAATTTTAACCCTTATTGGGGTGCTAGGGAGCGGGATAGCATCCCTATTCGGTGGCTGGGATGCTGCACTTGTGACGCTGCTGATTTTTATGGGGATTGATTACTTAACCGGATTGATTGTAGCCGGGGTGTTCCATAAAAGTGAAAAGACTGAGAATGGCGCGCTGGAAAGCCGTGCTGGCTGGAAAGGGCTTTGCAGGAAAGGGGTGACGCTGCTTATTGTGCTTGTAGCATGCCGCCTTGACCTGGTTATGGGCTCTAATTTCATCAGAGATGCCGTTGTGATTGCGTTTATCGCAAATGAAGCCATTTCAATCATTGAAAACGCGGGCTTGATGGGGATTCCGGTACCGGCGGCTATTACACGGGCAATAGAGGTTCTGAAAGAGAAGGCGGAAGGCGGTGACAGGGATGAGTAAAAAAGTATTGTATGAAGGGCCGGATATCTCCTACCATAACGGAAGCGTGAATATAAAAAAAGTCAGGGATACAGGGTACAAAAGGGTAGGAATCCGCGCCGGGTATGGCAGGAATAATGTTGACCAGAAATATGTGGTAAATGCTTTGGCCTGTTATAATTTATGCGTGGATGTGATGT